GACCAAAGCCATAAAAACCAACCCCAGGAAGGAACTTATAGCTCACAAACCAGCTTCTGCGTTCTTTGCGGCTGTCTTCTTCACGCCAGTTACGACGGACTGAAACGATCTTTTCAGAATCATAGTCAATCGTGATCACATAAGGCAACATGACCAAGTTTTCTTCGTCCTCGCTCTCAATGCCGTCCATGCCTTCAAAAGCCTGATAAACGTGCATCTCAAGCAGAGTCATCAACTCGTCTTGTTCGTCTTCGGCATATTGGTTTACACCTTCAATGTCAGAAGTTATGTCGCCAGATGGGTCAATGCCATCGCCTGAATATTTAGCAGGCAAGTACCAACCTGACTCAACATAGCGATTGTAATCGTTTTTGGGGATGCGGATGACTTGGCTGTAACGAGGTGAGGTAAAAAGATCTGTGCTTTCTGGCGCAACAACAAAGTCTTCAGCCTTGACAAACTTTGCACACTGACGCTCAAGGTTGGCGTCCCACCAGACTTTTTTGAATGTTTGACCTACCAGTGGCAGTTGAAAGAGCATCTGATCAAGATCAGGAAAGTACTCTGGCATCTGCTCAGTGATTTGATAATTCATGAAATCTTTGACACGACGAGCTTGCTCTTCGGTGTCTTCGTTTGGTTCGCCGACGATGACTGTCTTGACAGGACCACCTGCTGGGTACATCTCTGCGATGGCTTTGGCATTAAACTGGGTTGCTGCTTCAGCGATGAGCGGATGAACAACAGTGCTCAAACCACGAGTGGCTCGCTCCTCTTCTGATTCCTCAAGACCACCATCTGGGTCAAGTGTACGCAAACCATTCTTGTATCGCTCTTCCCATTCAGAGCGAGCTGATTTATCTGATTCAAATGCTTTGATTAAAATTGTTGACCTTCTGTCAAGCACATCTTGGTCAATCATTTCTGCGAGGTTGGCGTCGAACTCTTGGCTGATCTCTGGGATCGCATCAAGGTTAGGATCCCCAATCAGAACTTCATCGTCTCCAAATGATTCAACCTGCAGGTTGTCTGCAGGTGCTCCTTCCGCAAAGGGAATGCTCTCATTTTGGAGTGGTATCGGTTCTTTAGCCATATAATGTCACCCTCTTTCTGGGCAGCTCGTCATCTTCTTCAAAGTCCTCTGAGTGCGAAACAAACCACCCTTTTCTGAGCCTCAACCAAGCTTGTGTGCATGTATCAACTATATCGTCGTTATCACCAGCTGGAAAGGCTGCACAAATGTCTATTAAATTTTTAGCCCATTTTTTGTCAGATGGAAAGTAAATTCTGCCATCTTCTAATAAAGCAGAACTTGCATGGGCTCTGGCTTCTTTGTCTCTGTCAGGCATATACTCAATTACAGGAATGCCTGCGATGCGCAAATCTTGTAACAAACTTTGGCCAGAAGCCTTCTTTTCAATCAACACTGCATCTGGTTCGTAGTCATAATATGCTTCTTGGGCAATCCTTCTCAGCTCTGGGTAAGTAACTCTGTCATACCACATGTCAATGACGATAGCGTTCATTTGACCATTTTGACGGAACACACCCCAAGTCGTTCTGGCTGAATACGATGTTTTCTCTTTTGTGCTGAAAGCAGTGTCCCAAGATTGAATCACATATTCGATATCGGGCAGATCATTACTCTCCCATGGAACCCACCATTCAGCTCGCAAGATTCCCCCACCTTTCGGCATTGGTCGTTGCTGCAACTGCCCAGCTGAGGCATATGAACCCAATGACCTCTCGAGTTTCGATAATGTGACATCGTCGATTCTTTCTGACCAGAGGAGCTCTCCCTCTTTTGTTCTTGGGTCTGTGAAGTTGAGTGATGTCTGTGTCGGTGTTGGATGCCCGATCTCATATCGAGCAGGTAAGCATAAATGATCCCAATCGTCATATTCATTCGCCAATATACGTCCAGTTAAATCGTTCTCGTGCACTCGCTGCATGATTATAATAAATGCACCAGTCTTTGGGTCGTTGAGTCGGGATTGCATTGCTTGATCCCACCACTCAAGAACTCCTTCCCGCACTGCGGAGGATTCAGCCTCACGAACATTGTGCGGATCGTCAATGACAATGATGTCACCACCTTCACCAGTCAAAGCACCATCAACAGATGTGGCTATCCTTTGGCCAGTCTTGTCATTCTCAAATCTTTGCTTTTGGTTTTGGTCGCCAGTCAAACTGAATGTTTCGCCAAAATGATCTTTGTACCATGGGCTATCAATCAAGCGTCTGCATTTTACCGAGTCTCTGACGGAAAGTGATGATGCGTATGACGCAAACAAAAATCTCTTTTGCGGCTGGATGGTCCAAGTCCATGCGGGCAAAGCGACAGCAACCGAGATAGACTTCATGTGTCTCGGTGGTATGTTGATGATCAACCTACGGATGTCACCTTCAACAACAGCCTGCAAATGCTCACTTATTGCATCAATGTGCCAGTTGTCAAAGAACTCTCTTCCTGGCTCAATCGTTGGCCAAGAGCTCTTGGTAAACTCCTTCAGAGATCTCCTCATCTTCTCCGCTCTCACTTCCTTCAATGACAGCGTGTTCAAGAACTCGTTCAATTGTGGTGAGGTCATTATCGCTTAATCTGGAAATATCCAGAACCTTCCTTTCTTCTATTTGTGCTTTCACTTCTACTGCCTTTAGGTCTGGGACGCACTTGCCCAGAAGTGTCTTGGCAGCCATAACACGCAACTCTGGGTCAGCAGAAATTTTTCCTGCTTCTGTGGCCAGACCTTCAGAGTCTTTGAGGTAAACAGGGAATATCTCCTTGCCTGCCATAACTGCAGCAAGAAAGCCAACAGGGTCAGCTTGACCCATGATCCAATTAATTGTTGCGTGATGATTCCATTTGTATGGACGTTGCCGAGCTTTCTTTTGATTCTTCATTGGCTCAACTGATTTGAATCGCCCATCCCATTTGTCAGGTTGGACTGGTGGTCCATCTTTGACAGGACGCTGCACGATGATTTCTGGGTCTTTGGGTTTTGCAGGTCGTCCTCTTTTCTTAGTCTCTTCTCCCATGATAGTAGCCTTTCAACCTTGGTTTCTGTGGTCAGCAGTTAAACTAACTGTCATGATTATTACTTATTTTTGCCAAAAAGAAAAGCCCAGTGTGAAACTGGGCTAGTTTTAAGGGAGGAAATTATGCGTAAGTTGCTGCTTACTTTTTTACGATCGTTCCCTTTGGCCAAAAAATCAAGTTTTATTTTCCTTGAATTGTCATATTTCCATACCCAACCACAACAATTATTATCATCAGGCAAAGCACTATGACAAGCTGGACAGCTCTTCATCTTTCTCCTCCTTTGCTGGCATGAACACCCACCTGCCTTTTGGATCGTCTGGTGAGCGTGCATAGCATTTGTTACACAACCATTGACCCTCAGAAAACTTAGCCAAGAACATTTCCCCAACTGATTGAGGTGCACCTGAACATCGCCTGCATTGTGGACCATGCCAGATGCCATTGTCATCAATATCCTGTTCAAATGTTTCAAGCATTGCAATCCAAAAGTTCCAATCCTTTTCTTTTTGCAATAACTTTTCACGAGCCTCATCATTCTGCTTTTGGATCTGACGCAATGTCAACCCACAACAGTCGCAAGTTTTCTTTTTGCCTGACCAAGAATGATATCTCATCAATCAACTCCCAAGAACTGACCAAGAGTTACACAAGAGCTCGTAGCAGTCCAAAGCTCTTGATCCCATGTTTGACAATTCAGCATGAAGTTAATCACGATGAACACAATGAGGAAAGAGATGACAACAGTCATCCCCAACCCAACAAAAAACTCAATCAGCTTCATCATTGATTGCCTCCATGATTTTGAAAGACTTGACTAGGTGCGACTGACTTTGTTGCAAATCAGAAACAACATAATCCAAAAACTTTCTTTCATCTTCTGTTATGCCCTCAAGCAGATAAAGTTCCTGCACAGAGCAGATTGCCTTGCCCAAACTTGTTTGAGCATTTTTGTAATGATCAGCTATGCTCATGTTCTCTCCAATTCACATTAACATTCAAATTTTTAAGTCTTGTTACCTCAGCAACCAACTCAACGAGCGTTATCATCCAATACTCTATCTCTCCGTCTGGATAATCTATCTTATATAATTTTTTCATTTTGACCACCCACTGATAGTTGAATAACCGAGCATGTAGCTCAAGCGACCATTCGCTGAAAATCCTTCAACACAAGTGTCAAAGCCAGTTGCCTCTGCAGCCTTTTTGGCTTCATTGAGGTCACGGAACACTTTGTCCTCAACTGAGGAGTGCGGGATGTTAACAAGACGCAACTTATAAATCATGATGATTTCCTTTCTCAAAGGTTGCTGGGGAGAGGCTCATCCCCTCCCCAATGTTAGCTTAAAAGTTGTAGTCATAAAACTTTCTTGGCTGTTCAGACAGAACATGCTTGCCCATTGTTGACTTCCAACCTCTCTTGCCGAGACGAACACGCAACACCTGACCATCGGGGCAAGACTTGTAACCATAAGTTTGTTTGTTCTGGTTGACACAATGACCAGCGAAGCCACCAGAAATGATCTCAGGCTTGAACTCTTCGTCCAACTCAGCACTCATCGCTCTGACCTCAATGGTCTTTGACGAAACAACACGGATGATTTCAAATGGGTAAACATCAGACCAACCATGCATGTTTGCATATTTGTACTCAATCGCTTCAATCTCATACTGATATTCACGAGAGTAGTTGCCCATCTCTTTGAAAGTTGGCAAAGTAGCCATGTGCTCTTCAGCTTCTTCACGAGTTGAAAACACAAGGTCAACACCACCCATCTGACGAACAAACTCAGTTTGCATATCGGAGTGAGCGTTTGTGCCTTTGGCAAAGATGATGTAGTTAGCACGGATTTTGTAAACTGTAAGCATGATATTTTCCTTTCTCAAATGTTTGGGATGCTTCCCTTACTTTTTTATTCTCTCTCTTTCTGTCACAAAAAGCAACAAAAAAGTTTA